CCACGGTTTCATTATGTACTGTATGTTCCATGGACCTGAGTTGATCCCTGCCTGCTCCAGCATCTGACCTACCTTGGCATCGAAGGTGCCGAACCACTGGTACTGGTTGGTCGCATCCTTCATGCCTACCCTGAATGGGCGGTAGTTCCTTGCGTTATCTATCTCCGTTACCCATCCCTGGAAATTGTATTCCTGCTCAGTTGTCATTCTTCCCCCCTGGAAGTTCAACCACTACCTCTTCGGGTATGTGGTACTTATCTGTGTCCACTTGGTATCCCATGTCGGTCAAGTCTTTCTCAATGAAGTAGACATCTCGACCAAGCTTGGTGCCGTGGACGTAGCCAGTGTTTCGATACTGTGTCAGCAGGGTTCCCTGATGAATCCCATCCACTGGTATCTTCCACTGGTTTGCGGAGATCATCTGGCTGGCTACTGAACAAGAGTAGTAGCTGACCTGATTGCCATCCGTATCCCGAACCTTGATTACCTGCATAGGCTTTCCCCCTTTATAGCCTCGCTATTTATATGCACAAGCCGTGCCCAAAGATGATACCAGCTAGGCATACGTGGGTCAAGCCGATGGGATACGACTGTGCATGAACCTCGATGAACACCTGAGACTACAGAAGTCACGGTTAGGATTCTTCTTGTACTTCTTGGAGTTGCGTCTGTTCGTTGCCTCTCTGCCCTGCACCGCAAATATCTCACCGCAGTAGGCGCACTGGAACTCATAGGTAAATGCCATTGGTCGGCACTCTCGACACAATCCCGATGCGTTGTAGCGTGTGATCCTCACGTGGCAGAAGCTGCACACCCTGTTGGGTGATTGCCGTGGCATATCCATGGTCTTGGCATGGTAGCTGACCAGCTGTCGGGAGATACCCAGTGCCTCACTGATCTGCGTGTTAGATATCCCCGAACTAAACTCTATTAACCTGCGTATCTGTTCTCTTGTTGTGCTAGGCATAGATGTTCTCCTCAAATACTGCTGCTTGCAGGACTACATTGGCGCAGACAGCATCCATGTAGCTGCCGTCCCATTCTTTCTTTGCTTCCTTACACGCCTTGATGATCCAGTCAGATGCTTCCACTTCCCCAGAGAGAACCTTGTTAAGTCCTTTCCTTACTAGGGTATGGTCAACAGCAACACGCTTCTCTTTTATCGGGTTATCACTGTCATCAACCCCGAACCTGAACATCTCCTGCATTGGAGCCTTTACATATTCGGGATCGTAAGGTGCCAGTTCGGCACTGGCTATGATGTAGTTAGTGAGATCACAGCTTTGATCTTTCCACTCATAGTTTCTAACCCCAGCCCACGATCCCACCGCACCACTCTCAACAGCGTCAATGAGAATGCCGGAGTAGAAACCAATACGCTGTGCTTCTAGTTGATTAAAGTACATGTCTACGTTCAATCTATTCACCATCCCTTAAAATAATTTCAATTGTTCTTCTGGTTCTTCTCCGTCTATAGTCCAGTGCTTGAGCAGCACAGCCCACTGCTCCTGCCTTGAGTCCTGTCTCCACCGCATGAGGTAAGCCACCTCATGGAAGTCTTCCCATGTTATGCGGTAGGTCTTGCCAGTATCCTGTGCTTCTATCACAAAGACAGGCTCCCTTCCTGTCCGTACCCACCAGTCATGGACCTGCTGGATAATATTCTTATCGTAGGTCCACGCTGGGGGGATGCGGAGCATATGGGTGCCTGCGTTCACCTTCTTGTAGACAGTGGCAGAGGCGGTGTCCAGTGTAGCCACCGCCCTGCCGTCATTAGTGCGAAGAGATAACTTCATGGCTATCTACTAACCTGATATCTACCCCTAGTGCAGCCTGCTGCATGGTCTATCAGTTGCTTTGCCTCTTCATCATTTAGCCCCCAAGCCATACAGACACAGCCCTTGTTGCCTGATGAGATACGCTGGTTGAACGAAGGCATATCTTCCAGCCCTTCATCAACACCCTGTTCCCAAGGCAGATCGGAGAATGTCTGCGGTGTAGTATCCGGCTCCTTGTCTGTGTTGCGCAGCTGTGTCTTCTGCAACTGGATGGTAGACTCCTGCTCCCTCATCAGGATAGCAAGTTCGATCTGATCCCTGATCTGCTTCGTCAGCCTGTTAAGCTGCTTGTCCATCTCGTTGGCTATCTTCATAAGAGGGCGCACCGTTTCAGGTGCCTTGCGGATGGTAGCGGTTCGGTACTTCATTGCCTCTCCTCGCTCGATTGTTTACCCCATGCCGATTGATAGGGTCAGCCTGCATTATACCACACCAGTCATGATGTCTAACTTGGTGTACACCAAGTATCGTGGTAGTTCACACACGTTCTTCTGGTATCTGTGTTTCGGGATGCCCCCCCTTTAAGGGGGGGGCTATCCCTCTCTAACACTCTGTATTAGTTCTTACCTACCCTTTCCATTAGGTCAGCAAGAGTAGTTCCATCGGTGAGTTCCGCATCGTTGGAAATATCTCCCCACTTACCCGGTGCAAAACCAACTACCTGACTGAAGCTGACATCCTCTGCCCCTCGTTCAAACTCAGCAGCCAGAAACTTAAACGCTCGTTCCTTTGCCCTTGCCCATTCCCTTACCCTATCCCTATTTATTTCCATCAGGCGATAATTCTCTCTGGCTTTTATACGATTGTCGTGTGTCCTGAGATGAATACCACACATATTGATAACATTAGTCGTTGTCTCGTACTCCCTTGTCTTAGAGTTAAGGGTTCTCCTTTCCACGGTTCGGTTTCCCTTGATCGGCTTGCCACACCAACCCCCTTGACCTCTGCATCGTTGGTCTAGTGACTCCATGTTCATTGCGTTCTCCCTTGGGCTACTGCCCTCTTGTTTAAGGTGCCTTTGTGGCTATCCCAGACGCTCTATCTGCTGCGTTTCGTCCCTTCAGGACTCATCAGTGGGAGCCAAGCCCCAGCAATGGGCTGGAGCTTGGTGTACACCAACCTACAGAAGATAAACTGAGGACGTTGGGTCTTCGTCTTCAGGATATGCCATGGTTGCTAGCCTGTGACTCCACAGGGCTACGCCACTCTTATCACGATGTATGATAACTACAAGGGCAGCATCAACTGCATCTTGCAGGGTATCGAAACGCTGAGTACCGTCAGCACCTGCTATCGGCTGGCTGTCTAGGGTCAGGGTGTACTTGCTGTTGATGGTATAAATCTCGATATCATCAACGACCAGTTCAGGTGTCTCATCTGCCAAGGCATCGTGCCAGAAGGTACTTGCTTTACGAGCAGCGTCATGTTTTATCTGGGCGAGTTCGAGTCTCTCTTGATGGGTTATCTCATCCAAGGGACTGCCCACAAGCAGGTCAGTCTTAACGCCGAAGGTATCCCACCTAGCAGGTGTCCACTGGTCAGCTTCGATAATGATATGGAAGTCAATAGCAGTAGCAACTGGCTCGACACTCCCTTCCATACCAACAGTCTGCCCTGTCTTACGGTATGGGGCTGGATGCAGATCACTGACTGATGACTTCATCCACACACCAGTGAAATGTCCTCTGTCTACCTCACCGTCATCGTAGCGGAGCATATTCCCGATACCTTGAAAGGATGTGACCTCTTCAAGGGCAGTGATGCGACCATGGTTGGCGTTCAGCCATTCGACATCCCTTGTTATTGATCCTGTCGCAACAAACGTAACTTTCTTGTTTCCCATTTCTATTCTCCCTCTCTCTAGTTTCGGCAGGTTACTGACCTGCTCTCATTCAGTCTGGATAAGTTGTCCAGAGACTAGACCCCCTGCTACTGGAGCAGGGGGGTTGATGTTAGACACCATTTATAATCTGATCATCTGTTAGCTGCTCGTCCATTGCCCACTCAATATATCCACGGTTATAGAAGGCACCCTCAAAGTTAGCCCTGTCGTTTTCCTCTGGGGTTCTATTCTCACAGGCTATATGGAAAGTGTTACCTGATCCTAGATGGGTGATGGGCTGACCCTTACGAATACCACCGCATTTTGTTTCAGTCTCAAACTTGCAGTGTCCGTTGTACTTTGCGTTCATCTTTTTCTCCTTACTAGTTTCGCCATTCTGTGGCACATCAGTGGGGCAATTCCACCCCAGACTAGACACCCCCCTGCCCCAGTGGCAGGGGGGTTGGTGTACACCAAGGTCAGTCAACCCTTTCCATGTCCCTCTCGTGGATGTTGCAGTACATATCCACTTCCCCAGCATCGTACCGTCCTGTCGGTACGTTGACCTTGTATCCGCAGCCCTCACACATGATGTTGATCCTCTTGGGGGTAGCCTTTTTCTTGGCAGGAATCTTACCCATCTTCGGAGCGGTGATACCCATCTCCTTGCATACCTTCTTCCCTTCTTTTCCGATGCGAGTGGTGAACTTGTAAGTACCACCGATATCAACCAGTTCCAGCCATCCAAGCTGGTTGTTCAGCCCCTCGAAAGAGAAGTCGCCGTTAGTGGTGAATGCCCTGTGTCCACCAGCCTTGTTGCAGTCACGCTCTTTCCATTCGGTAGCAATCAGGTCGGAGTAGAGATGGATAGCCTCATGGGCACCGACCTCGAAGAAGTCTTCAGCAGTCATGCCGTACACCTTCCAGATGTTGACGACCAGATCACGACCAGCCATGTCGCCAACCTTGGTCTCTCCGTTTTTAGTACCAGCTGGGCAGTAGTGACCAAGCACATCATTATCCTTGGCAGATGTACCCTTCTTGCTGCCTGTCTCAGCTATGCGGACAGTGACCTGAAAGTCGCCGATGTTCTTGATCTTGGCTTCCTTGTTTGTCTCCTTGCTAGCCAGCTGTATCAATGCAGCTTTG